GGCTTAGGCTCCCTCCTGGGATTCGTTGTCAGGGGCGTTCTGTTGCTGCATTCCGGCATCCTGCTGCGCGGCCCCGGCAGCTTCGTCGGCTGTCTCTTTGGGCAGCGAATACTTACTGCCGGTGGTCCATTCAGCGGGCAGCGCGTCGCTGTTAAACACACCATAGGGCGGCACACCATCCTCTGCGGGCATCGCCACTTTCAGCTCCACCTCGATCTTGGCGGTCTCGGTAAGCGTCAGCTTCCCTGCCAGATCCGACAGTAACGTGGCGTTGGGTATCAGGATTGACTGTCCGGACACGAGCTTGAGCTCCCACGGGCCCTCCATCACCATCGCCGAGCGCGGCGCCGTCCAGCCGGTAATCGTGTTGTCACTGTTATTGATCAGACGGCCGCCAAGCAGCTGCTGCAGGCTCTCGAAACTGAGCTGTATCATGTCGAACTTCGGCCCGATTTTCCCGTTGCTCTGGGCTATCACAAGCACGGGCGATCCCGGCACCTGTTCTGCCTCGATCTCGGCGGCCTCTGGCTTCACGCCGCCCAGGTCAAACGAGTTCTTGGCGATGTAGCCAATCTTTGTGCCACGGTATCTCACTTCTCCGATACCGTACATAAAATTGTTATTCATCTTTCTTCCTTGTTTTTGTGGTCATGTAAATTGTCATTGCTATCCCTGCCAGCCAACCAACCGCCAGCCCTGTGGCACATATCTTCCACTCGGGCGTCCGGTCTGCTTCGGCGTGCTCTGTCTCCTCGCGGTAGTTTTCGAGCTCGTCGCGTGCCGTGTGGTACAGCGCTTCGTAGTATTCCACGGCCCTCGCCAGGCTGTCGCAGCTGGCCGTCACGTAGATGGTGTCGCCACGCATTTTCACCTCGGCACGGGCCTGGCCGCTGTGGCCGTTGTAGCTCGCTCCGGCCGGCAGTTTAAGGAGGCTGTCCCTCTGGATCGCCATCTCCACCCGGCTCTCCGGGACAGTCGTTGTCGTTATCAGCCGCTTCGTCACCGCAGTGGTGTCGTGCAGCTCTGCCGTTGTAACCTGTTCCGCGGACTGTGTCTGTGTCCTTCTGGTTGTCCCGCAGCTTGAAAAGCACAGGGCAATAGTCAGCATGAGGACAATCCGAAACGGCCTCAACAGCTTTCCTAAGCCGGGCCATTTCCCGTTTGGTCGAGGCCATCTCGCGTTTGGTGGCCTGCAGGTCTGTTCGTGTTGCATTCAGTTCCTCTTTGAGTGGTTTCACAATGTTTTCCACCAGTATCCGCGTGGCGTTCTCCGTGTTGGTGATCCTCACCGTCTCGGCATCGGCTCTGGCCTTTTCGGCATCGGCGTTGGCCTTGCGCACGGTGGCTTTCATGGTGGCCACTGCCACCACAAGCCCCACAAGCCCGCCCCCGAGCAGTATGTTGAGTATCTCGCTGAAATTCATAGCTAACGAGCGTAAACGGATGCTTGCATTGGTTTACCGAGTGACGCATGAATTGCGCTCCGGCGAACCCCATCGCTTTTATTGGTTTTACTGGTTTGTCACTGGTTTATTCCGATTTCCCTGAGCCATGCCTGCACATCGAAACTCGGGCATGCCTTGGCCGCCACCTCGTTGTGGCCGATGATCCGCACCTCCGGAAAGCGGCGGTGAAAGTCCTTAACATACGCCTCCATCGCCCTGAGCTGTGCCGGTGTACGGGTGTCCTTGGGCTTCATGGCTCTGTCGCACCCTCCGGCATACACCACATGGCGGCTGACGGAGTTGTAGCCTTTGGCGCCGTTGGTGATCTCCCACGGGTCGACGTTGGCATCCTCGTTGTTGTCAACCAGGCGCTCCACCTTGCCGTCCAGATGGATCATGTCGGTGTAGCCCACCTGCTTCCAGCCCCGGCCGCCAGCCGACACCGGGCCCAGGTGCATCCGCCTGATGTCGGCGGATGTCACCTCACGCCCTTCGGGTGTCGCGGTGCAGTGCAGTACAAGGTATTTAAGCTTTGCCATGGTGTCACGCCTTGGGCTGGGTCAGGGTTATGGTCGCCTTTTTAGTGGCGTCACTCTGCAGGCTCACCACCACGCTGCCGCTGCGGGCTGCATTCCCCTCGTTGGCCGAGGCAACGATGCTCAGACCGGTCTGGGTTTTGGTCGCGGTGAAACCCTCGGGGGCTGCGCCAACGGTCCATTCGCCGCTCGCCGTTACGGTCACGGCCTTGGTCTCACCGGCTGCCGCAAACACCAGCTCGGTGGGCTGTGCCGTGATGCTCCCGGCGGCAGGCACCGGTGCCTTGAACGCCGGGTTCTTGCGGCCGTCGTACACCACAAACTCCTCTCCGAAGCCTATGTTGGTGTCGGCCTTCATCAGGAGCTTGAAGAAGTACAGCTCCGAGGCGTTCGATATCTTGTCGATCTGGATTACGCTTTCGTCATCCTGCAGGTTTACGGCCACAAACAGGTTGCCGTCGGCATCGGGCGAGCACAATGTGGCCACAATCACTCCGTCAGGCCATGCGGCTACTGTCTCAATGGTGATACCCTTGTAGCGTTTGCGGTTCATCTCCGTCTCGTCCGAGTTCTTGTGCTCGCGGGCTGTGAGCTCGTCGTCGTAGCGGTCGAAGTCATCCACGCTCATAAGGATGCGCAGGTTCGGGTTCTCGCGCATCGCCTTGGGGATGTTCCTGCGGATGTCCGCAAGCACCTCGAGCATGGTCTCGCCAGCCGAGGTCACAACGATGCACTCATCATCCTTGGCCGCCTGGGTCAGGATGCCGTCCATCAGCTCCTCGTCGGTCTCGCCGGAGGTGCCGTTAACGTAGTGCCATCCCAGCTCGAACTGCACCTGCTTGCTCAGGGCATCGAGCAGCTTGTTCTGCGCCGAGGGCGGAAGCTGTGCGAACACAAGGTTACCCTTGGGCTGGAACGGACACCAGATGTTCTCGAACGCACGCGGGTTGAACGTGGTGAACGCCATGAAGTCCTTCGGCGCCAGCTCATGCTCGCTGTAGTTGAAGTCCCCTTTGCTGTCCTCCACTCCCGGATTGGGCTTGCGTTTCTGCAGCATCTTGCCGGTTTTCAGGCGCGGCACGCTGATGGCCTTCTCCACGCCGGGGATTACCATCACCAGCCCCTTGCTCACAAGCTCGTTGCCGGTCGATGCGGTGGTGAGGATCGTTTCAAGCACCTCACCCGTGTAGTTGGTGTTTTTTACTACTATTGCCATTTTCTATGTCAGTTTTTATCGGTTATCGGTTTCGGTTCAGGTTCTCGCGGATCTGGCGCATGCGGCGCTCGAACGGGCCCTCTCCTTTGGGAGGGGTGGCGATGTCCTCCATCACCTTGCGGGCCGGGGTCAGCGCTGCCAGTGCAGCTTTTCCTTCGGCCATGTCGCGTTTCAGGATGTTCTCGAACACGGGGCGGGTAGTGGCGTTGATACGGCCTTCGTTCTCAGCTGCATCAAGCAGAGCTGTGCGCTCGGCTTCGGCAGCAGCTTCAGCGGCGGTTTCAAACTCTCTTACCTTGGCCTCCAGAGGGGCAACTTTTGCGGCCTCCACCTCGAGGGTCTCAATCTCCCTCATCACGGCCGCCTCATCCGCGCAGTCCTTGAAGCGCGGACGTTTCTTGATTTCTTCCAGTTTCATGCTATCTTGGTTTGTCGGCTCACCACCGAGCCGGTTGTTGAATATGCTGTATATCTGTTCGGGGGTGCTGCCGTCTGGCACCGGGTCGGCATCATGGATGCCGTCGATCAGCCCCAGTTCCAACGCCTCTTTGGCATCCAGCCAATGGTCGTTGCCGTCGAAGTAGCGGGCCTTGATTTCGTCTTTCGTGGTATGCAGGCGTGCAGACAGCATTTCGGACAGGGTATCCTCCAGAGCCTCGATCTCAGCGATGCATTGGGCAAGCTCCTTTTTGCCGCCATAGCATCCCCCGCTCACATTGTGGAGCATCAGTCGTGCGAACCGGCTCATGGTGACAGGCTTGCCGCACAGTGCCACCACGGCGGCTATGCTTGCCGCAACCCCGTCAACATAGATATGGATGTCGGCACGGCTACCACGCAGGGCGTTGAACAGTGCTATGCCGCTGTACACATCACCGCCGATAGAGTTGATGCGGATATTCACTTTCCCGCCGGACTGCTCGGCTGCCAGCAACTCGGACACGATCGTGCCGCTTTTGGCATCACCGTAGTCGCCGATCTCGCCGTAAATGAACACGGTCGATGCGCCGTCCGGACCTTTCTGTATGTTCATGTATTTTCTGCTCATTTTTCCATTGCTCGCAGCTGTCGCCGCTTTTGGTTTTCGCTGCAAAAATGAGGCTTTGAAACGGCTAATTAAAATTAGGTCAGCATCATACACCTTTTAGTACACACCATGCCGCCTGTGTGCCGCATCATGTTGCGCATCTTTTGCCGGGGTACTTTTTTATGGCAATTTTGCACACTGTAAACCATTATTGTCTAACCCGTACATCAGTCTAAAGCCTTTGCATATGGCCGAACTAACAAATGCACAGAAAAAGGAATTTGCACGCACACTGTTCCTGCGCGAGAATCTCACCCAACAGGAGATAGCCGAACGTGTAGGGTGCTCCAGGGTCACCGTCTCAAACTGGGCACGCGCCGGAAAATGGGAGGAACAGAAAGCCGGACTGACACTCACCCGGCAGGAACAGGTCGCCAACCTTTACAGGCAGGTAGCCGAGATTAACCGTGCCATAGCCGCACGACCCGAGGGCGAAAGGTTCGCCACATCGAAGGAGGCCGACATCCTCGGGAAGCTCGCGGCCGCCATCTCACGCATGGAGCAGGAGGTCGGCATTGCCGACACCATCTCGGTGCTCACATCCCTGGTGGAGTGGCTCCGCCCGGCCGACCTTGAGAAGGCCAAGGAACTGTCCCGCCTGGCCGATGCATTCATAAAGTCACGTTTATAATCCCTTGCAACCGCCATAATGAAACAGGCCGATAAAATAGCGTTACTGGAGTGGCAGAAACTGCTCGACGACATTGCGCGCTCCACCCCGGTTGACAGGGCGATGTCTCATGCCGAGCGCGAAAAGCACCGCCGCCATCTTGAGGCGCATCCGCTCGAGTGGATAATGTTCTTTTTTCCGAATTTTGCCAGATATGAGTTCGCACCGTTTCAGAAACGGGCGATACTGCGCATCATCGCCAATGACGAGTGGTTCGAGGTCCTGTCATGGAGCCGTGAGCTTGCCAAATCCACTGTCACGATGTTCATTGTCCTTTTTCTTGTCCTCACCGGCCGGAAAAAGAATGTTATCCTGACATCCAATTCCAAGGACAATGCAGTGCGTCTGCTTGCCCCCTACAGGGCCATACTCGAGGCCAACGGCAGAATCATAGCGTATTACGGACGCCAGCAGACACTGGGCACATGGACCGAGAGTGAGTTCATCACCACCGGCGGGGTGGCATTCCGCGCCCTCGGTGCCGGGCAGTCTCCACGTGGATCGCGTAACGAGGCCATACGTCCGGACCTCCTGTTGGTCGACGACTTCGACACCGACGAGGACACAAAGAATCCCGACACCATCCGCAAACGCTGGGAATGGTGGGAGAACGCCCTTTATCCAACCCGTTCCATTTCCGAGCCGACCGTGGTGATCTTTTGCGGCAACATCATTGCACGCGACTGCTGCGTGGTGCGCGCCGGTGCCATGGCCGACCACTGGGACATCGTCAACATCCGGGATGCCGACGGACGTTCCACATGGCCGCAGAAAAACACCGAGGAACATATCGACCGTGTCCTCTCCAAGATTTCCCGCAAGGCTGCCCAGGGAGAATATTTCAACAACCCGGTTGCAGAGGGGGAGGTGTTCCGTACGCTCACTTTCGGCAAGGTCCCCCCGCTGAAAAAGTTCCGGAGCCTTGTGATTTACGGTGACCCCTGTCCCGGTGAGAGCCGCGCCGCCAAAGGTAAGTCCTTTAAGGCGGTGATGCTGCTTGGCAAACTTGACGGCAAACTGTATGTGATCCGCGCCCGTCTCGACAAGGCCCTCAATGCCGAGTTCATCGACTGGTATGTGCAGCTGCTGGAATCCGTGGGCGACACCGTCCCCGTCTACTGCTACATGGAGAACAACCGCCTGCAAGATCCTTTCTTCCAGCAGGTGTTCCGCCCGCTTGTGGCTAAAGTGCGCAGGGAAAGGGGCATACAGTTGTACATACGTCCCGACGAACGGAAGAAAACCGACAAGGCCACACGTATTGAGGCCAATCTCGAGCCAATGAACCGCGCCGGCGACCTCATTCTCAATGAGGCCGAGCGCGACAATCCACACATGAAGGAACTGGCCGACCAGTTCAGCCTGTTCACCATGTCGCTGCGCTATCCTGCCGACGGCCCCGATGCCGTGGAAGGCGGCAACCGCATTCTCGACGACCTCCTCAGGAGGGGGAGCCGCCCGGCCGTGATTTCGCGTTCGGATGTGGCTCGCCGCAATCCCCGCAGGCTCTGACGCCTGCCTGTACCTAACCATACATTTTTATCTCATATGAGCCAGTTTGTTCAGCTTTCAGACTATGATGCATCCATCCACCGCGAGATTCTCGACGCGCTCACACGCGACGACGCTTCGGTGGTGGAGATATGCGAGGACCGCGCCATTGCCGAGATGCGCTGCTACCTTTCCGGCCGTTACGACTGCGACCGTCTTTTCTCCGCCTCGGGCGACCAACGCAACCAGCTCGTGCTGATGATGGTGATCGACATCGCGGTGTACCATATTTTCTGCATCCACAATCCCCAGAAACTTTCACAGATCCGGAAGGACCGCTACGAACGTGCAGTCGAATGGATGAAGGCCGTGGCCAAGGCCGCAATCTCCATCGAGGGGGCGCCGCTACTGCCTGAGGGGCAGCGCACGGCCTCGCCACTGTTCCGGATCTCGAGCAATCCAAAACGTGCAAGCCATCTTTAACCACTGTTACAGACCATGAGCAAGAAGTCAGACAGACGCGACCGTAGCTCGCGCATGATAACATCCGGCGGCAATGTGCCGCGCCCGGGGCAGGCAGCCCCCAATGTGATCATACTTACACAGCCAAAACGGTTCGGCAAGGACATGTCCGACGTCACTGTGGCCATACGCGCCGCAGAGAACGTCGATTTTCCGCAGCGCGCAAAGCTTTACGACCTTTATGAGGACATACTGCTCGACACACATCTCACAGCCGTTGTGGAGAAACGGCGCACGGCTGCCCTGCGGTCGCCCATTGAGTTCCGCCGCAACGGCAAACCGGACGACCGCATCAACGAGCAGATAAAGTCCCCGTGGTTCCGGCGTCTGGTGTCCGACATCGTGGACGCGCAGCTATGGGGGTTCTCGCTGTGTCAGTTCTATAAAAAGGACGGATGGGTGGACTATAACCTGGTGCCGCGCAAGCATGCCGACCCGGTAAGGCGCATCATCCTGCGGCAGCAGACCGACATAACAGGCGAACCGTGGGACAATTACCCGAACCTGCTGTTCATCGGGCGCCCCGGCTCGCTGGGGTTGCTTGCAAAGGCCGCCCCCTGGGTGCTATACAAGCGCAACTCCGTGGGCGACTGGTCGCAGTTCTCCGAGGTGTTCGGCATGCCGATCCAGGAGTACACCTACGACAGTGACGATGAGTCAAGCCGCCAGCGCGCCATTGCCGATGCGGCAAACACCGGGAGCCTGGCTGTGTTTGTCCATGGCAACGACACGTCACTCAACCTCATAGAATCGGCAAACAAGTCCGGTTCGGCCGATGTGTACGAACGCTTGGTAGATGTGTGCAACAAGGAGATCTCCAAGGCAATCCTGCTAAACACTCTGACCACCGAATCCTCATCGACAGGCACACAGGCGCTCGGCACCGTCCACGAAAAGAGTGAGGAGAATGTCACGCAGTCCGACCGTCAGGACATCCTCGATGTGCTCAACTATGAGATGGCCGATATTTTCCGCGCGATGGGCATCGATACGGCCGGGGGTGAGTTCTGCTATCCCGAAAAGAAACGCATCGATCCCACAGCCAAGATAAACATCATCACACAGCTCCATACAGGGTTCAATCTTCCTGTGGGCGACGATTACCTTTATGAGGAGTTCGGGATTGAGAAACCTGCCGATTACGATGCCCTCAAGCTCCGGCAGGAAGAAGAACGCCGCCGTCAGGCCGAACGCGAGGAGGCCGCCGCGGCTCTTGTCGCACAGGATCCGGATGGCGACCGTACGGCTGATGAAGGCCGGGATGCCCACAACGATGGGGATAAAGGCAGCCGTACCAATTTACGCAACCTGCTCGGGCGTTTTTTCGGGAAAGCCCCGTCTCAGTCCGGCGGGGCGGATTTAGAATGGTAGTCGACAGGCTCTATTACAACGCCGGGGAGGCCCCGGAAGTGGCCACCTCCATCAACCTGTCGGGCGAAGTGCTCATGCGGGCACTGGAAAACATCTATTCCCGCAGGTCCCGTTCCATGTCTGCACCTGAGCGTAATCTATTTGATGCTGTCAGCCGCCGCATCAACGAGGGGATAAGCAAAGGGGTGGAAATGGCAGCTGCAGCTCCAGGCTCCGATTTTGTCAAGGCCCTCCGGCACAGTGCGGATGTGTTCTCGGCATTCAAGGTGCACCGTGCGCAATCCGACATGGCTCGCCTGCTGCTCGATTCAAACGGTAATCTAAAGCCGTTTGAACAGTGGTTGAAGGATGTGATGCCCATAGCGTCGCACCAGATGGGGCCATGGCTGCGCACCGAATACAACACGGCCGTGATCCGCGCACATCAGGCGGCCGACTGGCAGCGGTTCCTGCGCGAGAAGGATATTCTGCCCAACCTCGAATGGATTCCGTCCACTTCCGTTACACCGGGGCTGGACCACCGTCCGTTCTGGGGGGTGGTACGCCCCGTCGAGGATACGTTCTGGACAGACCACCGTCCGGGCGACCGCTGGAACTGCAAGTGCTCCCTCCGGGCCACCGACAGTCCCGCCACCGCTGTGCCGGATAACACCTCTGGAAACGATGCCCCGCAGCCGGGGCTTTCATCGAATCCCGGAACCTCCGGCGAGATTTTCTCCGACGACCACCCGTATTTCCCTGCCGACTGCACATCCTGTCCGTTCTACCATAAGTCCGTCCGGAACCGGCTGAAATCAATCTTCAAGAACCGGGCCAAGGATTGTTTCAACTGTCCGTACATCAACGGTTGTATTGACCGAGACACTGCAAAGAGACCTATTGCGGAGGCCGCTTTCAAGATTAAGCTGGAAGTAAAAGAGAAGGATTTGATGCCAAAAGCTGATAAATCTATGCACAACAACTTAAAGACTGGTATTTTAAACCGTACATACAAGGTGCGGGACACACTGCTTAAACATTGCCATCACGATTACGATGTAGAGGCGGCAGTGTACATCTGGAATCATCCGGAAAAACTAAGTTATGTTCGACCCAGCGAACTTGGAGAAGGTAAAGACATGAGTACCCCCGAGGCCCAGGCAAATATCAAGAAGAAGAAAGAAAAGCTAGGATTCTTAAAGTTTTATGTATATAAATTTGACTATGCAGGAAAATCTTTTGAAGTCAAGTTGGCTTTACACAAATATTGGTATGAACAGTTCTACTCTCTGTTAGAACAATAAAAATCCCCGCAACCACTAGCCGAGGCAGCCTATATGTGGAAGCAGGGACTTTGCAAATATAACGGTTTCTATTTAAACACCCAAATATGGCTACAGAAAATTTTGACAGTCTCAGCAGGGCTTTCGACGACCTGTTCCGACGGAAGCTCCCGGTGATGCTCGGGAGCCTGGCACAGGGGCATTTCAGAGACAATTTCCGTCTCGGAGGTTTTGTCAACGGAGGGCTGCATGAATGGAAGCCGGTCAGTCGGTTTGCCACCGGCGCCGCCGGAGGTTACGGGCCGCTGCTCTCCGGGCGCAATCATCTGTACAGCTCCATTGAGTACCGTGCATCCGACTATCGGGTGGTCATAGGCAACTATGTGGCCTATGCACCCGTGCACAACTGGGGCGCCGAGATTCCACGCACCGACCGCATGCGCCGCTATGCCTGGCACCGGTTCTTTAAGGCGTGCGGGGTCTCGGGCAACGAGCAGCCCGGTTCACGGCGCGCAAAGACCGCTCCGGATGCAGTGGCATCAAACCCAGAGGCCAAATTCTGGAAGGGGATGGCACTCTTCAGGAAAAGCACGGTCACAATCCCCCAGCGTCAGTTCCTGGGCGAAAGTAAGGAGCTGACCGATGCCATCCAGGCACGCATCGAATCTGAAATCACCAAACTTTTAGACAACTGATCTTATGGAAGAGATTTTTATCAACATCATGGAGCGCATCGCGGCCGAAATGCCGGAACTGTCGCTCATTGACGAGGATTACGGCCAACTGGAGTCTGCTCTCGGCGACGACCACTATCCGGTCACTTTCCCCTGTGTGCTCATCGGGAACACTGATTCAAACTGGTCGGACCTCGGAGGGGGCGCCCAGAACGGTGCCGCGTTCATCACCGTGCGGCTGGCAATCGACTGCTACACCGACACGCACTATTCCTCCGGCACTTATCAGGCTGTGGCCGAACGCTGGAAGGCTGCCAACAGGCTGTTCTGCGCCCTGCAGGGGTTCACTCCGTCCGAATGTGCATCCGAGCTGACCCGCATAAAGCAGCGTGACTATGCCATGCCACACAACATTAAGGTGTTTGAGTTTTCGTTCTCGTTCGAGCTGCACGACGAATCGGCCATGCAGATGCTCTGATCACAGCTCCGGAAACAGTGTGAGCTGCGCTGCCGTAAGCCGGGGCATCTTCACCCTCGGCACCGGCGACAGGTTCTCTATGCTCCTGTCACGGCTCTTGCGCCTGATTATGGCCATGATCCTGTCCTCCGAGATAAAGAATTCACGCTCCGACAGGATGCGCAGCGCATCGTCGAAGCGCAGCCGCTGCTTCTCCGTCCAGTAATAGTACCGGCGGCACAGTGCGGCGTCCCTTAGTTCTATGAGTTTTTTATCCCTGCCCTTGGCCATTGATTGCGTTCTCTTTACATGCAAAGATACTAATTAACTGCCGATTTTATACAAAAAGAGCCGTAAATTTTGCTTACGGCTCTTTTTTGTAGTAAGTCTGGACGTGAGGGTCAGTCAACGTCGGTCATCCCCAGGGGGATGTAGCGCCATGCGCCCTTGTCGTCCTTGTACTCGGCGCGGATGTAGCGCTTGGTCTCCGTGGGCTGGTAGGCCTCCTCGATGATCCGCACGCCCTCGAGGAACCGGTCGTCGCCGCTGTCCTCTGCCATCTTGCGCAGCTGCAGCACTCGGCTTGCCTTGATGTTCCCCTGGCCGTCGCGGCTCAGCAGGCGCATTACCGCGTTGACAAGCGATTTGCTGGTGGCATCCACGGCAAGGCTCTCGATGTATGCCGTGACCATGGCGATGCCATCCTCCACCGTGTCGCGGTAGCCGTCGATGCAGTTCACGCCCAGCGTAAGGCGGAGCTTGCTGTCGGAGGTGGTGAAAGTGTGGCTCCGCTGGTCGTCGCGCGTGAGGCCCAGAATCTCTGCCTTCATTTTAAGGATTGTCTCGAAATTGCCGTACACCGTATCCTTCACGGCCTTGATCTGCTCGCTGAGCTCACGCAGCTGCGGGATGGCGGTGCGCACCTCGTCGTCCACAAGTCCGGCATAGTCGGCACGCTGCTGCCGGCGTTCCGCCTCAAGGCGTTTCTTCTCCTTCTCGGCACGGTAGGCCTCGAACTCCTGCCGCTCTTCGGCAGTCATTTCTACATGTTCCATTTTCATCATTCTATATGGTTTTATGGTTAATACTGGTTATCTTTTTCGGAATTCAACTGCGGGAGAATCGTGCGGCCGAAGTTTATAAGAGCCTGTTTGTACCGTTCTCTGGCTTCCGGCCACGGATCTTTCAACAGGTGCTCCGCATCATTCAGAAAATGCTTCGCGGCGTATGCCTCAGCCGCCTGCTCGAGGCGGCAAGCATCAGTTCTGTCTGTCATTGTCTTTTCTTTTCTTCGGGTTGATAATCGGGACAATCGCTCAAATTCGGATTCAAAAACTGGCATTTCAAATCCATATAGACACCGTTTTCTGTCGCGTAGAGTTTCTTATCTATGCAATCGCCATTAGTGAGCAGCTTAGTACATGCACGGTCGTCTTTTGGGCGGTAAATTACCCTTTTGTATTCTAATACCTCATCGTAAATAAATTCCAACATCTCTTAGTCGGGGTCATAGTCATACACTCTCAGTTTTGATTTGAGCCAGTCGCAGGGCTTCATTGCGAAATCGAAAAGGAATGTTTCGCTCAGTCTGCCGAGATAGGCTAATATGATAAATGGCAGTACAATCAAAGAGATTATGCCATTCAGCGTAAAGCACACGGCTCTGCGGTATTTCTTTTTCATGGCCATTTTCAACAGTCAAGAAGCAATACCTCAATCACCTCATCTTCGTCCTCGATGGTTTTCGGTTCCAGTGTTTCCACTGGGACTTCCCCGTAGTTCCAGTCGTTGTAATACACCTCCATGTCCTCGGGGTACTTCTCCAGATTCTGTATCAGCCGTTTTACATTCATATGCATTATGTTTTGTAAGGTTTATAAATAGCCAAAAAGGCTTGGCTGATTAACATACGCCTCAAGCTTGTTGATTACATCGACGGCTTTCTGCAGCCTGGGACCGATTGCTTCTCTAATTGCTGCGGCATCCGGATCGTCATCGTCAGAAAGTCGCTCGACGGCCGCATTTTTAACCGCCCAGTCCCTTTGTCGGCATAACGCCTTGACTGCCGCGGCGTATGCATCATCAACTGTAGGATACCAATCTTTGTCTCCCTTTTTCACGAAAGTGGAGCCGTGACTGTATCCCGAAGTCCCCAGCATGCATTTAACACCATACGACCAGCCCTCCGGACTTTCAGAGACAGATATGGTTATGCTGTTATAAGACCCTTTATCCTTCCAGGAGAACGCAATACGCGGATTAGTACAGACGTCGCAGTCATTATACCTGAACCCGTTGAATTCAAAAGCGGTTTCTTGTCCTCTTAGGGGCCATGTTTCCTGGCAGCGCTTAGTCCATTCTTCCGCAGTGTAACGCCTGCCTGTGCTTCTGGTGACATGAAATGTCTGAGGCCGTTTGTCTCTCATATCCTTTCTCAATTTAAGCCTGCCCCAAGCAGGAACCGGACGGTATCACTATGGTTATTGATGTATTCTTGGGCTTGGTGTCGGTGCTTTGCGCTTTGCGCCCCATGCCGAAGCCACCTTTCTGTTTTATGCAATGGAGCTTGCGGCGCAGCTCACGGTGCTCCTCCGCTGAGATGAGATAAAACACTTTTCCCATGATCCGCGGATTCTCGCACAGATGGTTCACTCGCCCCCAGTCGGTGGTGTCCACACCCATCTTCTGCATGAGTTTGAGGGTGGCGCTCCGTTCCCGGCGCAGCTCTTCATTTTGGCCTGTTTTACGCTCCAGATCCTCGCAGCAGCGGTTGTATTCCTCCCGGGTCATCTGATGCAAGCTACAGGTGCGACCGTCGGTGTATTGGTAGACGATGCTCTGCTTCACTTCGTCGCGGTCACCAATCGGGTTCAATGCCCGGATGGCAGTGTAAAATCTGCCGAAATTCGTCACTTCCATTTTAGCCGATATTATTTGTCGTTTTTAAAATACCTTCCGCCCATACGGGGTAATAGATTCCCGGTTCCGGTATGAACCGCCCCTGGCAGTATGCCTTGTAACCGCTCACCCTCACCTTCACTCCGGCAAAGTATTTAAGCCGTTGTGCTGCTTTGCCCATCGGCTGCCCCTTGTACTCCTGGCTAATGAAGATGAAACATTTGCGGGGGAAAGCCTCAATGAGTGCCTTTGTCTCGGAAAAATCCCATTCGGATGCCTGAAAGCTGTCGACAATTACGTATTTCGGGCTTTTCTTTCGCCGCAAACGGGCTGTCAGCTCATCGATGGTGTCACGGGTGGCTATTCGGAACCGACCCTGTACCTCGTTCATCCGGAACCGTTCCAGGCGCTTCTGGAACGACTGGCTGATGCCTTCCTCATAGCTCATGTACAGCACCAGGCCGTATTCCGTGAGCTTCTTGGCAAGCTGCATCACAAAACTGCTCTTTCCGGAGCCGGACGGCCCGTGCACCATCCATGTCTCGTTGACTGTCGGATGCCCGAAAGCCGCCGCCCATTCATCCTCCCATGGAAGCGTCTCGTAGGTTTTGGCGAGAATATCTTTTGTACTGTATGCGCGTTGTGTCATGGTCACGATCTTTTGAGTTTCTCTATCTCAGTATATACGCGGCGCAGACCGCCACGGGAAATACGTACAATCTGAGCTATGTCGGCCCCTTCCGGCGCATTGATCTTGGCCACAATCCGCGCCTGCTCGTTCAGGAATGCCCGGCGATCCTCGCTACTGTCTGGTGTCACTTTGCTGTAGCGGTCGCCGTAGCGGCTCAACATCTCGGTGTAACCCACCTTCTTGCACTCTATTGCACGGTTGACTCTCTCTTTCAGTCCGTCGGCACCCATCATATACCATGCGCAGCAGCGTTCGGTAGCATTCCACAGGGCTTTCAGTTCCAGAAATGCCTCATATTGCAGGTCGCCGGCCTCGTCGAGTATGATCAGGGGCGTCTTGATCGAACGGATATAGAACACCAGGTCATCGTAAACATCGGCATAACGGCCCTTGGAATCCACGCCGAACTCTGAGGCGATCCGGCGCACAAGTTTCAGTTTTGTTTTCACCTGTGAACAGTCTATGTACACGGCGTTGCGGTGTGTCTGCACATAGTGCCGGGCTGTGAATGTCTTGCCGATATTGGGCTCATCACAAAGGATGCCGCTCACACTCGACTGCTGGCAGAATTCCAGCTGGGCGGTGACATACTGGAACACCGGGGTCTTTGCCGCCCGCCACTCTATCTCGTCGCGCAGACGGACACCGAGCTTGCGGGCTATGCTGATCCAGTTGGCATCGCTCAGCACCCTGTCGGTCTGTCCGTTCTTGATGGAGCTGTACACCGAGGTGGTTATCCCGAGTGAGGCGGCATGTTTGGCATCGCTGGGGTAGTTCTTTCTCGCTTCGGTTATGGCGCCGGTTATTTTCTTTCTGATCTCTGTCGTTATCATGTCGAAATGGTGTTATATTGTCGTTTGTATGGTGTTTTAATGCCGTTTCAGGTGTCGGCCCGGCCTGCGGCAGCCCAGTCGGTGCTGATCACATATGATGCCATGGATGCCATCGGATCGGTATCGGATTCCTGTATGGGGGTAGCCACCGCCTCGGCCGTGGTCTCGGTCAGCTCAATCCGTTTGGTGGTGCCTATCCTCGGCGCTGCATTGCGGCGGACGTAGGCCTCGAACTCGCTGAATTTCTTGCACTGTTCGGTAAATATGGCCTTATCCTCCTCGGTCTGTTCGGCATACACGCGGTTGTAGGTCCTTACCTTGCTCACCTTGTCAATGTAGGTGCCGTTCTGGTATAGGTAGACACCCTGCGGCTCGCCGTTTTCGTCCGGCAGATAAAAGGCCGTCACCTTCAGGTTGTTTGGCTCGAGACGCTCAAGCACGGCCGGACTGCTAAGCCACCAGTCGGTGTGATGCACACGTACAGTGGAGTTGCGCCTGATGCTTGTTTCCACACTTTCCCCGATATAGCGGCTCAGCGATGCATGGTCGAGCGGACGCAGCGTCGGGTTAATATTGGCTTCAAGCACCTGCCAGCGGGTCATGCCCGGGTATTTTTTCTGATTGGGATGCAGGGTGTTGTTCCACTCCATGTTGTCGGCCCGGTCATCGGCCACGAGCTGCTCGAATGTGAAGTAGCGTCTGTCCTGATAGTTTTCGTTGGTCCCGTCGCTGATCTTCTGGCGGTCGATGCGGTTCTTGCCTTTGTTATAGAATCGGCCTACCCCCGTGTGGTTCTTGTGGGCTATCGAGCGTTTGAAGGCACCGTTGAGCGGTTCGGCATATTTTTCCTGCGAGTTGAGCGGGGCGCAGAAGTGTACGAAGTCGAATATCTCGCCGGCTCTCAGGAAGCCTTCGCGGTACTTGCTCATCAGATGGTTCTCCACCTCTATGCCGGCCGGCACTCCCCATCCGTTGCGCCCGATCAGCCTGAACATGTCGCGGAAACAATCCACCACCAGGCCATCGTCCTTCTCACGTCCGTAGGCGGCGCCTATCCTGCACTGGCTCACCACATCGTAGGCATAATATGCATGCACAGTGCCGTTCCCCTTCATACGGCGCGGCAGGTCCACGTCGTCCATGGTAATCTGTGACAGCGAGAACTGTCCGCTGTGGCGGTGCATGTGTGGCATCTGCTCGTGGTAGAAGTCGCTCCAGCTTCTGTGCCGGGCCTCGATCAGCAGTTTGTTCTTCGGCTTGTTCAGGTAGTTGGCTATCGTGGCATCGCTCGGGATCCATGGCTCCTCGTTCTTTTTTGCAAAGGTGTCGGGGTCGAACAGTTCGCCGGTTTCCGTGTCGTAGACATCCAGCTCACCGGTGAGAAACATGATGTACATCTCCCTGACCGTGGTGTTGTAGGGCTGGTTCTCCAGACAGGCGATGCCCAGTATCACCCGCTCCTCGCGGTGTGTCATGCGTCGTGCCGTCTGGTTGCCGAACTTGCCGCTGATAAGGCTTGCGTAACCCTCTTTGCGGTATTGGGCCACCTTTTTACGGAAGCGGAACATCGACGAGGGCAATGTGTGTCCGAACTGCTCGCGCAGGCTCTCAACGGCCTTGGCCATCTTTTCCCATTGGTAGGTGTCGCCGAGTATCCGCTGGAAGTCGCTCGCACGGGTATGGAGCTTGATGCAGCAGTTCAGTACGCTGGCATTCACCACACATTCCTCTATCCACTCACGGCGGCGCTTCTCGTCCTTGAACTCCACTGGGCATTTCTCCCGGTCGTTGAACCACACCACCGCGGCCTGGTCTCGCTCGTAGTTCTCCCGGAACCATCCGGCAGCCAGAATCTCGTCGCCGTTACCGAGCTTCGCCTTCACTTCATCAAGATAGCGGGTAGGTAGGGAATCAACTACAACGAGTGCATAATTGCCCTTGCCACGGCCGGAACGAGCCATATCCAATCTTTTACGTGAAGCCAGCTGACGGCAGTATTCCTGCGTCATTATGCCGGCCCGTTCAAGCTCGATTGGCCTTATACATTTTTGTCCGCCGTAGTATTCCATTGCTTTACCTCCTTATCTGAGCGCTGATGCCACTTGTTCCATCTCGGCAATCATCGACACAAGGACTGTCTCGTAACGATGCACCACACGTCCCTTATGGTAGATCTTGCCTTCACCGGTCTGCTTGTCCAGATATATTTCCGCACCGTTGGGGAACACCTTATGCATGCAGCCGTCCGAATCAAAGAAACACTCCGCCTCAGCACCCACACAGTAGGTACACCCGCCATTCTGTTTGGCTGCCATGCGGATCTTCCTCGCCAGCTCGTTGTTCTGGCGGTAGGTCAGTGCATTCTTGATGCACCGTTCCCCTGCGTCGAACACCTTCATCAGCTTGGCCATCGTTGCCTTGTCTATCGATATATACTTGTTCATCTTTTAAAATTTTATTCTTATCTTTATGCCGTTTTCCAAATGGAATAGTCTTATGAGAGAAGTTATCCGAATAATGATTGTGGACTACAGGTCTGCCACTGAAAAGAAGCGACATATACGCGACCTATTCGCGTTCTGCAAAGCCGCTCGAATTCAACAGCCGTCATTACTACCCTTGCCAGGAGAGGACTGTTACGAAATCGATTTAACAGGTCTGACCGAACATAAAGCACTTCTGTGGCTCCACATTCTTTGTGATCTGGCCGCATTGAATCCCAATTTTGCCGTAGAGTTGCAACAACGGGAATTTTATCCTTTCTCATAATCTCACTTATCTTTTAATTGGTTATTGATCTTGTTGATGGCATGCCTCATGGCCTGCTGTCCGGCGAGCAGCGCATTGTATTGCCTTGACCCGCTTATCTCGCCGTCATCGTGGGTCTCCTCGAATTCTGTAAGGATCCTGTCTGTGTCGGCGATGTTCTGCTCCAGCGTCTGCAGCAGCTGCTTCACCGCATGCCCTGTCCTTTCCTCTGAGTGTTGCTTCATGTTTTCTCGGTTTTAATGATTTGTGGACGACGCGGGATTCGAACCCGCCTCTCTGTCTCAGTCCGCACTCCTTCGGCAGCCTCCTCTGCCTTTATTACCACGCGGTAATGTTGGTTCCGTTACAGTGTTTCTTCCGCAAAACTTGCCGTCCAATTGCCGGCGATGGCGTGGATGGGATTGATTGCTTCTCCCGTTTGTCCATCGCCGGCTCTCAAAACTAAATTATGATAACTCCTGTTTCTCGCCTCTCTCGGCGAAGGTGCCCTCACGGGTTGGCCTGATCTTACCTTATTATCGTACCTGGTATCTTAAATTACCCCAAGGATAAATTCCCTATCTTCATCCCATAGCGGATAACCTTCCGCCATTGTAAGTCTGACAACCTCGCGTTCTCCGATGAGCCGTACAGCCTCACGCCTGAAATCGGAATCCTCGTATGCATGAGCCTTTCCGAGCAGGAATTTAGCATGCTCTATCGCCTTTTCTCCCGCTTCCTTCAACTCTTTGCTGCGTTCCTCCAGCATCCTGCTCAAAACTGTTGCAGTCTTGGCAAGAGATATTGTCAAAGGATTTTTACCGGTTTGCCGCCAACGCCTGCAGAATTCATCTTTGTCCATGTCCCCGGCTGCCATGTACATTTGTTCAATGGCAGCGTATTCCTCTGCGTCTGTTTTCAGGCCTGTAAGTTCTTCAAATTCTTTCTGTGTCATAATGGCTTTATTTTATTTCGTTGATAATCGGTCTTTTCGGGCAACCGAAAACCGTGACCAACCGGTATTTCAGGTCCGCCACATATAATTCCGGAGCGGCAAACACGATGCCGTCCTCCTCGGCGAATCGAAATGACACCCCGTCCAGCATCAGGACGGCTGCCACCCTGCTCTTGAAGCTGTTTGTCTGCCACTCTTTTATTTCGTCCATCTCATTCATATCTTAAGTCCTTTAATTGTTAAAAATTGCTTGTCTCGCGTCTTTTCCGTATATTTGACGCCCATTCCAATTGGAATACGTTGCAAAGATAATCGATAATTTTCGCGTATCAAAATTTTATCTCAATAATTTTCGCAATATGTGTAAAATTTTATCTCGAATTAAACTTATAGCAGATACTTCAGGAATTACGATTGGTGCGATAGAGCGCACCATTGGAGCCAGCAGGGGCGTTATTTCCAAGGCAATAGCCAAAGGAACGGATATCCAATCTAAATGGCTGGAACTTATATGCGAAAATTTTCCCGAGTATTCTCCTCAGTGGCTCTTGACTGGGGAGGGTGAGATGCTCAAATCCAAACGAGGCACCGAAGTTATTCACGATCATCCGTTATCAGAATCTTATCATAAAGTTATTAATAATAAGGGCATAGAGCAGGAACTGGAGGTGGACACATCTAAAACTCGCCCCCGCATCCCCCTTGAAGCAGCTGCCGGATCATTATCAATTGTCACACAGTCTGTATCCCACAGTGATTGCGATTATCTACCCCTTATCACCCGAATACCCGATTATGATTTCACCATCATGGTCAAAGGAGATTCAATGGAACCAGATTTTTTGTCAGGCGACGAAGTGGCCTGCCGCATGGTAACCGAACGATCCTTCATCCAATGGGGGCAGCCTCATGTCATTGATTCTTACGACGGAATTGTGCTTAAACGCATCCACGATAAGGGCGATAAAATACTCTGCACCTCCGATAACCCTGCCTATGGGGATTTTTACATACCTAAGGCTGACATCCACAATCTTGCCCGTGTGGTCGGCCTGATTCGCCAATATTAACCCTTCTGCCACCCATGTGATACTGTATGAGTACAATTCATTTTAATAATATTTACTATGATTGTTTTTGACAAACATCGTCTCATAAATACTATAATTAGAATTTATGAGAATCGCCATGGGAAATCAGCGAAAACAGAACATGAGAAACGCCATATAATTCAATCTATAAGTCAATGGTGGCACTCACCGTGCAATAATAATGATGATAATACCCCGAGCTATGATCCTGAAATTGAAGCGATTTTAAGAGAGACTAAAATTGCTGATATTGCACATGCGATTCGGATAGTGGTGATGGATTACCTGTATTGTCTTGAGCATCCATCTGAGGCGAAATGGAAGGTGCCATTAATCAAAGAGAAGCACAACAAAATCATAGAAATACAGGCATCTGACCAGAAACTATATAAAGAAGCTGTACAACGCGCATATTACGATATGTTTGAAAGTGATATGCGGATATTAGGTCCTCATGATAAGTACATAGACCAATTTCATGCGTATGTTTCTGACACAAGTTCCTTGGATTTATCCAGAATTAAACATCAGATTCCGCAAAAATATTTAGATGCAATGGATTCAGAATTATTCTCTTTCCCTTAATCTCATGTCGCCACTATGCACCTCTGCGCCGTACCCCTCCGGCACCCGTTTTGCAGGGTTCCCACCCCTTATTTAAATACAGCAACGTCTAATTTATTTGAAGCCAGTAAATTCGTGCCAGCGGCCTAAAAATTTCGGGTCATTTCCCCTCCCCCCCAAACGCTATTTTTTAACACTTATCCATGAAAAAGGGTGTTTTCTACCCCCTCAGCTTTTTGCTATGAAATACCCCGAATTTGTCACTCCTAATTTTAAAAAGTGTCACTCCTAATTGTCACTCCAAACTGTCACTCCAAGTGTCACTCCAAACGTATTTTCGCCTGATTTTGGCACAAAAATAGGGCATTCCCGGCGTGATGCCGACAATGCCCTTAAAATACCGTGACATTTGCCTTCTAAGGCCGTTGAAGCGCCATAATATAGCACTAATGCCTGCTACTGCCAATTAGCTCAGACTGCTTGATTATCGCGCATTTAGTGATAACTGTCCCATTGCCGGATAACCCCGCATGAAGCAGGTAATTCTTGCTTGCGCCCACCTGTTCGGGCGTAAGCACCGAATACACCGCTGTTATGCTGCTGAAATACCAGTCACGACGCTTCTCCCCATCGATCGGACGCGTAAGATGAACATGAATAACCTTTGCCATATCTTCCTGTTTAATCAGTTTCACATTAACCTTGCAAATATAGCCTTTTTTATCCTATCAGCACAATGTTATCACACTTAAAACATTCCAAATAACACATATTTAGAATATTTCTGATTGTAATAATGATAACCTGCCGGCCAATAATCACGCCAACCAACGTCACCCATGCGCCCGATGCATCGTCCCGATGAACCGCCACATCACTGCCGGATCATCTCTCAGGACCGCCGGCAGCCACTGGCCTCAAGCCACAAAAAAAGCCTCCGCGCACTCGTTTGGAAGCCTTTTTTTATCTCCATGTAAAGAAAAACGCCCTTAATCCCTCGAATTACCTCCGTTCATGTAAAAGCCATGTAAACGTGATGTTAATTTTGCACGTTTCGTTTTATTTCACCATTTTCACAGCATCCATCATAACTCACTGAACCTCAACCAATCAACCTCTCATCGGCCCACACCCATTTTGCACGCTTCGTTTTATGCCCCGTACATTTCATTTGGTCTAACTTGGACCTCAGATAAAAAGTTTAAGATTAAAGTCATATCAGATATACTTGACACCCATGGGAATATTGGCAATTGGGAAAACTCACTCATTATAAACGCCTTGCATTCTTTAAATGAGAAAGATTTACTATCCTCCCAATATATTGATAATATTCGGCAAGGAATTCTTTGGCTCTGTGAAAACGGAAACAAGCCAGCCCAAATTTATGTCATATTGAATCTAATCAAGCTTATTGATAAGGATACTGTTCAAGAATGCCTTGAAAGACTCCCAACGTCCTTGATTGAATCCGATTGTACCCTTATGAAGGCAATTCCCAACTACATTCAGCCGAATTCTCCATTGATTTCCCGTATTAAAGGTATCATTTTGAAGTCTCACTTTTTATGGGCCAACGGCATCATTAAAGGAGGTATGTCTGTGGGAGGTTCATTTCTGGATATTGCAGATATATCAAGAAAAATTGACTTTACTAATAGTGAGTTATTACTTATTTGGGATAAAATGAAACTATCGTTATCTCAAATTCAAAAAGAATGTAATAAAAGGGTTGATGACGAATCTTTATTCTTTTTGAGTCATTTTGATGTGATATTGGATAACATGAAATTGTTCGTGGAAGGCAATTCATTCAAAACGATTTCTAAAGAAGAATATGATAGCATCCATGATCTCATTATAAAGCTAAGAATTTCGCTATCATCTAATTCAAGTCACAATATAAGTGAACTGCTCATGGAAGATCATACCAATGATGCTATATCAATGCTTGTAGATGTAACGCCCGAAAAAAGATTCACGAAATTTCAGTCGGAGTATATTTTGTTGGCTAATAAAATAGTGCTTAAACAATCTCAATATCTCAATAGCTGTATGAAACATTTTTCATGGATTGTTGGAACTTATTCAGATATGATTCCGCGCATGATCTTCAAGCCAATTCTCGAATATATCCTAATCTCATATACTCCATATTTTAATGGAGAAACGAGCTGGGATATTTCATACGCAAGAAAAGATGAATTTGAGAAGGGACTGCTGAATATATATTCTACTTTCCGTAATTGGGGTGGTGAAAATTCCTTCTGGAAATCTTATAAGCCTCGATTTGTTAATGTATGATTTAATCATTATGGATAGCGGACAGATTATATTATTTCAGACACAGGGGGGAGACGAAGGTTGAGGTTCGGCTCTCCAATGAGACGGTATGGCTCACGGCTGACTAGATGGTAGAGCTGTTTCAGCGCGACCGTTCAACCATACAGCGGCATATCAAAAGAATCTACGATGAAGGTGAGCTGGCCGCCGATTCAACTTGTGCATTTTTTGCACAAAGATCGGAA